TGATGCAATCGATATCAATACAATTAGAATCGACGTTCTTGGGACTGAAGTTGAAAAGCTAACCAATAAGTACACGGTAGCAGCCAAGGAAGTTGATAAGTTTAGCAAGGAAATCTTGTCCAGCACTGAAGTCAACACCGAAGCAGTCAAAAGCTACCAGAAAGCTTTAGAGGATCAAGCGGCTGCTGGGTTCCAGCTAGATAAGATGAGAATCGATAGTCTTAAGGGACTGTCAGACATTATCAAAGATGTTCAAAAGAACTCACTTAAAAATAACGATGATGAGACAAAGGCAATCATAGCCGGGTTTGACGATCGCCGCGAGGCAGTCAAGGAATTCGAAAAGGTTCTTTCGAACCTTGGCCCGGTATCGACCGAAGCAGCCAGCAAGATCAAGGCAGCCTACAAAGCTATCGAGACAGCCCAAAGGATGGCCCTATCTGCAGCCCAGAAGAAGCGGGAAGACGAGGCCATAGCTGAGACCATAAAAGTCCTTAAAGAAGAATCTGAAGCCCTTAAATCCATTGCAGATAGGAATAGGGATATCAGCAAAGCCATTGCTGGGGAAAGACTGACAGCCCAGCAAAAGATCATGTCCGATTTGCAAATCGAACTTGACACACTGGATGAGCGTTTATACCTGGAACGGGCAAGCAGAGGAAACAACAGCGAGATCGTTAAGGCCTTGGAGCTGCAAAAGATTCTGCTGGTTCAAAATGCAGAAGTCCAAAAGCGCATGGCTGACATGGAGCTTCCCGACTGGATTGACCAGCTTAGCGCTGCTCTTAAAAATGCTTTTGCATTCGAGGCAGCTCAGGACTTTTTCTCCTATATTGGAGATCAAGTAGATAAGCTCAAAAATTCCGATATCGTGATCAATATCAAGCAGAAGATAACCAAAGCCAAGGAAAGCCTTGGAATGGGTGAAGGTGGCGGCGTATCAGAAGCAATGTCTTCAGTAGGCGATGCCGTGATGAAAGCCGGAGAAGTAGCCCAAGCCGCTGGCGGTGCTTTGGTGAGTGCTGCAGTTAAAGCTGGCGGGTGGGTCGGTCAATTTATAGATGTTATTATGAATGCCGATAAATATCTGAAAGCGCTGATAGAATTTCCCAAGCAATTTCTGCAAGTCCTCAAAAATCTACCTGCTTTGGTTAAACAGTTTATTGATCAATTCCCTGGAATGCTCACAGCAATAGCCGAAGCATTGCCGACTATCCTTATCAATCTTGTGGATCAAATTCCAAGCTTTGTTGCTGCATTTATTGACGCTATTCCTGTTCTTATCGAGCGACTGGCAGAAGCTCTGCCAATCATCGTAGTCAAACTTGTCGGAATGATTCCAAAGCTCTTGGCTATGCTCGTGAGGGGGATGTTTCTGGCCCTTCAGTCTCTTATCAAAGGATTCATCAGAGGCCTAGGAAAGTTATTCTCTGGCATGAAATTGCCGAAGGTTAATCTTGATACCACCGAGAGCCAAAAGCAGTTTAAAAAGATCGCTGGCACTGCTGGCCGCCTCTTTACGGTGAAAGACCTTGCTGAAGGCGTCAAGGAACCAATGGACCAGATCATGCAGTTTATTGAGGACGGATTTAAAAAAGGAGGTAATTGGATAAAAGATGCCTGGAATTGGGTAGTAGAGAACGTATGGAGACCAATTATCGATAGTCTGATGTTCACTTGGACTTATATTAGAGACAAAATTTTAATGCCAGTTTGGAATGTTTTGACGGCTATCGTCAAAGGCGCATTTAAGTTTGTCGAGGCACTATGGCAGGCATTAGGCTCAATAGTTTCTGCAGCCTGGGCGATCGTTGTATACCTCTGGGATACCCTTGAAAGCGTCGTTGTAAAATCGTTTCAGTTTGTAAAAGACTTATGGGACGGACTGCGAACTGCTGTCTCGGATGCTTTTCAATGGGTAATTGATAAAGTCATCAATCCCATGATGAGCTTAGGGGAAGCGATTGCAAAACCTATCCGGGAAGCATTCTCTGGTATAGCGGACTTTTTTCAAGGAATCGGACAAACATTTGCAAGACTTTTTGATTTTAAAGGAGCTACCCAAGCTTTCCAGGATGCTGGAAACCAAGTCGCACAGAATTTAACTGAAACAATGAAAAAACCTTTCAATGCAATTATTGACGTTTTAAACGGTTTGAAAGTAGGTCCTGTCGGTTGGAGCATAAACGCAGGAGGTCTCGGAAAAGCTTCGGGCGAATTGATTCCCGAAATTGATTTGCTACCCGGTGAAATTCAGAAATTTGCCAAAGGTGGTTTTGTCGAAGGAGATGCTGCAAAAATGATCCTTGGAGGGGGCGACACGGTTCCGGCCATGTTGACGCCAGGGGAGTTTGTAATGAGCAAACGCGGGGTCAATACTGCTGGCCTTGGTATGCTGCAGGGGATAAACTCAGGGCAAATGCCGACTGCTGGGAATACCTACAACATTCAATTCGAAATCAACGTTGAAGCTAAGACCACGATGGACGAAGGCTTTATCAGACAACAGTTGATCCCGAAAATGCGTGAGAACCTGAAGCGGGCGAGCCTTGACGGTGAATTTGTCTTGAGCAGCAAAGGGGTTCGCGCATGACAACAATAACCTACGGATACCTCGAGCTCGAATATCTGGTTTACCCCTATGGCGCTGCCGTAGTGGGTGAATCGTTCAATGCTCAGACCAATCAGCAGATCGTCTCGTCCAATGCCGTGCGCTCTCAGACCTCGCAGCTCATCACTGGGTTTTTGAGAAACTTTGGAGCTCAGACTGACCAGGAAATAGTATCCAGCTCGACTGTCCGGGCACAGACCACCCAGCAAATCACAAACGTAACTCCTATTCGCTCCCAGTTTGAAGCCAGAAGGCTGGAAGATTTCCCAATCCTATCGGAAGTCGATCGAGTATTGGCCGGAGCAAGTAAGCTGACCCTTGCCGAATTTAGCCGGGGTCCTATCTCTCATCAGATTTGCGGCGGCTACCTTGTCGATGATTATCTGATGATGCCATATCTGGTCACCCAGATTTGCGCTCACATGAGGACTCAGACCGAATTCAATTTGGTCAAAAATACCCCGACTCTATCCCAGGTGGACAGGCTCATAACAGAGACGCAGAGCTTCAAAGCTCAAGCGATCATGACTGTCTATGATCAGTTTGACCTCAAAGCTCAGTTTAACCGTGTGGCATCATTTAGAATCAATAGCCAGATTCTATTTGCCCTTTATAACACGACAAATTTGCGAATTTTGTACCAGTTTCCAAGTCGAGGAACGAGCGGCACAAACTGGAACGTTGTAAGCGGCGGGACTGCAGCCGGGGACTTTACAGTCAACAATGTCAATACTGACATTGTGGAGCAGGTCTATAGGTCAACCGCAACAACATGCGTTTTGCAGTCTGACACTCAGGTAACGCAGGGTATTTTCCTCGATACTTTGGCAATTTTGAACCACAACTTTACAACGTCGGCGACTGTGCTATTGCAAGGCAGCAATGACATAAGCTTTGGCAGTATCCCCTTCACAGAGACGCTTTCAGTTGAGAGGACAAATCTCTACTACATTGCTCCATACCTGCCGTTGACAAGTTACCGTTACTGGCGAATCGATGTGACCGACACGACCAACCCCGATGGATATATCCAGATGGGTACGATCGTTTTCGGAAGTACGATCATATTTAACGGGGAATGTTTTACGGACGAAGTTGTCAGAAGGAAAATCCATTTTGCCGACCGCGTTAGGACCGAGGCATTTAGCAACGTGTCTAACGATCGAGCTCTGAAGTATTCAGTCAGCCTGAACTTTAGAAAGCTGAACTACAACCGGGCGAACTACGAAAACCTCATTGAAGTTGTGGACTATGTCAGGACAAGTCTAAAAGCTCTTTGGATCCCAACTCCACAATTTGCAAGCCGGTTTGCAGTATTTGGTAAATTGTCAGAGATGCCCGTGGAGAATCACAAGGTTATCGGTGAAGATGCGGACTATATTGACCTTGATATAACGGTGGATGAATCCCTATAAGGTGGCTAAATGTCAGGCAAAGACAGACGACCTTATCTGACAGCGACGGTGCTTGACCAGGCACTGTTAGATGCCTGTGCAGATAACTTTGAAACAAAGATTGAAATGGTGCTCGAGATTGAGAAGCCGGGGGGCGGCTTAATCTACGCCAGCGATCGCAACAAATACGTGGGCGGGGTCTTCTATGAGGCCCTGCTCGTCTTCCCCCAGATTTATAGAACTGTCGGGGAATGGCTTGCTCCTACCCTGCAGTTTTCAAATGTGACCCTAAACTTGAGCAATGCGGATGGACGTTTTAACGTCTATCTGCCCGGTGGCGCGTCCTATAATTCATTCATTGGAAATGAAGTCACCGTCAAGATCGGGCTGGCTGAGCAGGCTTCAACGTATCGGGTCATCTTTAAGGGAAAGATCACAGAGATAGGCGGATTTTCAAGGAATACTTTTGCTGTGACCTTCATTGCAAGGGATGACTACGAAAAGCTGAACGTCCTTTTCCCCAAGGTGGCCATGACCAAGGCTTCCTTCCCTGATATCGAAGATCAAAACAATGGCCAGATTCTTCCGGTCATCTATGGGGACTGGACAGTAAGCCTTGACCCCGACCCTGCAGTCGTTCCCGCATATGTCCTCAATGGACTCAATGCGAACGTCATAGGAGGAACCAGAAACAACGTCCAGTTTCGAATCAGCGATAACGATTTGACTCTGTTCGATACCACCAAGGTCTATCTGCTTAAATCGTCCGAGTTTTTTCTCGTGGCTTCGGCTGATGTTGTCAACGTGGGAGCGGGCCTAAAGACTTTTGAGATAGCTCAGAACACGGGAAACCTTTGGTACAATGGCGCGGCCTACCTCTATGAGCTTGGCGATACCTTTTACGTTCAGATCAAAGGCAAAGACCTTGGCGCCTATGATGACAACATCATCAGTCAGGCCCAGGATATTCTAATCACGGAAGCCGGATCCATATCTGGCGACTTCGACGCGAACTGGGTCACGTACCGCGATAAGGCCAGCCCTGCAGAGTCTGCCATCTCGACTTTCAAAAGCCGGATCTGGGAAAATGAACCTAAGCCGGTTATGGAGTATGTCCTATCCCTTCTCGAGCAGGTTCGGCTGGAAGCTTTCATCGACGAGAACAACAAGCTCAAGATAAACTCGCTTCACTTTGAAGATTGGAACCCATCGCCAAGCTTTATTGTCAAAAATTGGGACATAATCGAACGGACTCTGGTCCCGAAAGCTGATGACAAAAACAATTTCAACCGGGCGCAAGGCGCGTATGATTTTCATCCAATCGTTAATGAAAACGTAAAAAATACGCCAATCTTTAAGAATTCAGCCAGCATAACCCAGGTGGGAAGGGCGATCACAAAGCAGATCGTGTTCCCCAATCTTTATGTGGAAGCCGACGTGAGCTCTCAGCTCAAAGAGATCCTCAAGATTGCTTCCTCTCTCTTTGAAACCATAGATTGCGCTTTTACTTGGCGAGCTCTTTTGCTTGATATCGGGGACTTTGTTCTTTTATCGATCGATTTCGGGGGGATCATTTACGACAATGTTCCGGCGATGATCAGGAGCAAGGCCTATGACCCAGCTGGGATCATGATACCCGTGCAGCTTTGGAGCACCCAAATGCTGCCTTTTCCTGGATATCTACCTGCATACGCTGGTACAGTGGGCGGATATAATGGCACAATTACGCAAGAATAAAAAATACTGAGGAGAACACAATGGCAGTCGTTTTAACCATTTCAGAAACAGTTACAGGTTCGAACGTGTCCGACAGTCTGGCGGGGGGGAGCGTCGGATTGGACTTCGGGCAAGTAACGAACGGCCAATTTGCCCCCCTAATTTCGCAGGCTGCCAACACTGGTCATCAGGATATTTTTATCCGGCATGATGCGGTTGTTGATCCTATCACCGATGTAAAATTCTACATCAGTCAGTTTTCTGGAACCTACGGAGGAGCGAATTCGGCTGCAGCTGACTTCACAACTCTCTCAAACTATGGCGCGGCTGATGCGGGCGCTAACGCGAACAATGCAGACGGTTTGAGCCGTGGCCTTCATATCGATATGGACTGGCAGGTATCGACTGCAAACCAGTTTTCCTACTCGCGGGAAGCCACTGGCCAGAAGCGAATCTTTGGAAAGGATTACACCGGAAAAGACGGTCTTTCCTTAGCCAATGCCTTTGATATGCACGTCGATGCTGCAAGCTATTGGAACGGATCGAGCGAAGTCGATGCCACAACACCTGTCACTGGTCAGATCGGGAAAAGCTCCGACACAGTTTTGGGCAATCGCGGGCATATCCGGGCGAGGACTTACCTGCACACAGCAGCAGTGGACGGCGGTATTTTGCAATTCGATGTTGTCGCCAGCTATGCCTACACGGCCTGATTGGGGTTTAAATGTCTTTCGACCCGATGGAAAAGCTCGCAACGGATGCGGGGAATCGCTGGCTCTTTCGGTGGATCTTTCACTATGCCGACCATAAGCCTGCAAAGGTGGGCGGGTGGCATCCAGCTGCAAGGCTGGAAGACATGGCTACGGTTCAGAGCCGCGATGCTCTGGCCCTGGTTATGATCGAGGGAAAGCATTTTACCAGCAAAGAGCAGAGGTATTTTGCAGAAGCGACGGGCGAGGACTTTATCAATATCCAGCACCTTGCGATTCACTTTCAGAGTGCTGGACTGGTTCGAACCCATGTTTATGGAATGCGAATAATTCATAGGCACGGGATCATATCTTGTTTCGAAAATGGTGAGGTACTTAGAGATGACAGACATTACACCCAACTCAATATCATCATGCCTGAATCTACAAGGTTTTGAGATTCAGGATCTTCCCTCTGATGGCCGGCAAGGTGTTACCAATCCTGGGTTTTACTTTGATACGGAGCTTTGCCGAATCGAGCACTTTTCCCAGCCCTGCGAATATACCTATGCGATGATCGATCATTTTTCTAACCAACACGGTTTGATCAATGATGGATTTTTGAACGTTCTGGCCTTCGACGATATCGATCACTTGTCAAAAAATATGCACAATTGGAAAAACTATCTTGCTGATAAACTCAGCCAATAAATATGGAAAGGGATTTTCATGACTCTTGTCGGACGAGCGCAACTCGATCACCCGGCCCTAGGCGCTGCCGGAGGGTCAGCCCTTCATGCCAGCATCGAATCAATTTACACGGTCATCGGCAACGATTTAGCAGCTCGATATGATACGGCTGCTTCTATTGCGAATAGTGCGGTTACAACTTTAACCCATAATTTTGGTGTGCAGTTTGCTGACCTTAAAGTGCTGCTCTACACTGGCACTCATCCCAATCTTGTTCGGGTGGCAGATCCAGTTGCTTCGGGCTGGGTGATAGCAGCAACGGTTGGTTTTGAAAAGACCCAGATTGATGTAACGGCTCCCTCATCAGGAGGACCGCATACATTTGCAGTCATTACCATGCAATCGCGGGGAGCTGAAAAGCTAGCGGACCTCGATGATATCAATACGACTGCTCCGATTGACGGCCAATTTCTCATCTATGACACGGCTACGAGCAAATGGATTCCAGCCTATCTCAAGTACAAGAGCGAGACAGCGGCAATCGCCAGCAACACCCTGACCCCGACAACGGGCGCAAATATCCAGCGGATTACATCAGGAGCAGCCGACCTTCAAATGGTGGCCTCGCCGGTCGCTGGAAAATTTTACGTGCTGGTAAACGAGACCGGAACGGACTTTCTAATCAAAAACGACACGGGAGGAACTGCCGCTAACCGGATTTATACGGGAACGGGTGTTGATCTGACACTCAAAAACCAAGCTGCAATTTCGCTGCTCTATAATTCCGGCCTATCTCGCTGGATCGTCGCGGGTGGATCGGGTGGCGGCGGCCTAGCAACGGAGCTGCAGTCTTCAGCCTTCACAGCTACGGCTGGGAAGCATTACCTTGTTGATAACTCGGCATCGGCCTTCACTGGAACCCTTCCAGCTGGCTCTGCAGGCACGGTGATTCGATTTTCTGACAATTCCAGGGTCTGGGCCTCAAGGAATTTCACAATCGCGCCAGCATCGGGCGAGACCATCGACGGACTTGCAGCAGATGAAACGCTCGTGTGTGACGTTTCAGGCGCTTTTGTTCAGGTGATGTGGAATGGTACGAAGTGGATCGTCGATACCAATGGCTTTGCAGCTTCCATCTCTTCTGGCTCTCTCTCTGGCGGCCAGGGACTTGGCAAAAAGAACTACATCGGGAACCCGAACAATGCCACGAACTGGGTCACGGGTGGCTCTTCCCTTACGGTTACGACTGAGACCACTGCCGGGAACCTACCGAACCAGATCACCCAGTCAACCGCTCTGGCCTTCACACGGGTATCGGGCACGACCGGATATGGTGGTTTTAGATTCGAAATGGATCGCTCGGACTATAGCAAACCGTTTGAAGTGAATATCGATCAGAAGTCTGCATTTACGACTGAAGGCTATCAGATCCAAGTCTTTGCAGGCTCTGTGTTCGGAACCTATGGAACGCAGCTAACAGTTGCGAATGCAAGCCTAACTGGTCTCACAGGCTCTCATATCGCTCGCGTGGATATGCCCGGCGCTTCGACTCCATTCATCGAATTTAGAATTGTGGCAACGGGCGCGAGTGGAACAGCTCCATTCTACGCGAACAATATTTATTTCGGTCCTGGGCTTACTTCGCAGAGTTATGCTGGCGGAGAATATGTTAGTTACAATTCCACATTATATACCCCAGCCGATGGTTTTCTATCTGTGGGAACAGGTGGAAGCGCTTCAACAGCTTCAAAATATCGCCGTCTTGGTAGTGCGATAGAAGTTATTTTTCAATGGGCATGGGGATCTAGTGGAGCAACATTTGGAACGGCTGGCACTTATCAGCTCGGATTACCAAGTGGAATGACAGTCGATGCAACTCAGCTTCCTACACCATCAGCATCGGGTGATGTTGTTATTGGATCTGGTACTTTTTGGGATAATAGCTTAGCTGATAATTATGGTTTAGCTGTAACTTGGTCTGGTTCATCGATTCGACTATCAGTTGAAGAAAGCACTTCAGGAGCAGGACTAGGCCCGACGACTCCTGTGACTCCTGCTGTTTCAGACGGTATTTGGTGTAAATTTACTGTCCCTATTGCAAGCATGGCCGGAAACGGCATTCTGAACGTCGGGGCGGGGGCGCAAGTTGAATATGCAAGCGATGACGGTACGGCGGATGTATTTGGATCTAACGGAAGTTTGGTGCCAAACGTTGCGGCGGCTGTAAACTCAACTTCAAGACAATTCGGTTTTCAATACCCACAACAAGTCACGCAAAACGTTGTGCTCGAAATAAATAACCGAGGGAATGGTTGGTCAGAAAATCCTTACCCTTTCTCAGGCGGTAATAATGCTAACTCCAACAATTTTTATGGAGTAAGGGCTTACTGGAATACCAGCAGTCAGTTGACAGTGGAGTTTGGGAACCAGGGAACGCGAGTAAACGCAAGCAATGCCGATGCTGGTTCAAGCAGTTGGGCAACAGAGTTTTCAAACGGCACGCGATTTAGAGTTGCAAAGGCCAGCCCATCCTCCCCCGTCGGTTTCGGCCTCGCGGGCACGGATGGATCGAGCGGTTTAGTGAACCCATACACGGTCGGCAGCGGTGTTGTTTATGCTGGTAGATATACCCCGACCGCAACAGCTAGCACCAATGTTTCTGCAGCAACACCATCTAGCTGCAAATATACCAGAGTCGGTAGCATAGTTACTGTTTACGGGCAGTGTGACATTACATGCACTACAGCGGCCAACACTGAATCAATTTTCTATATCTCTCTGCCAATCGCATCTAACCTTGGTTCAACTAGGGACTTGACTGGTACCTTCACTAGGTATGCTCCATCAGGAACCCAATATGCTGTAGGGTATATCAGTGGCGATATTACAAACGATAGAGCACAAATTCTTTTCAGTTGTAACGTAACTACTATTCAAGGAACTACATTCACATTCCAATATCAGATAATTTAATTACAAACCGTTTCGGAGGTATCGAAAAACCTCCTCAATTTTTCCAACCAATAAGGAACCTAAAATATGTCGAACCTAAGTTCTCTCATCACTCAAACGATCGGCTCAAGCTCAGGCGGTGTGAACCTTATCACAGCTCCCTCTTCCGCTTCCATTTGGACAGCAACCGGAGGAGTCACGGTAACGACCACGACCACGGCTGCAGAATTGCCCTTGGAAGGCTTTTCCTCGACTGCAGTTAAGTTTGCCCTATCAGCTTCCGTGGGCACAGCATACTGCGATTTTGATTGCCCTACGGCTCTGCAGAATTTCCTCCTGCAGCTCCTATGGTATTCTCGTGCATCGTCTGCCTTTACGGCATCGATCACCCTATCTATCAATTCATATTCAAGCTCAGGCAATAGGACTTCCAATACTTCGCCGACCGTAGTTACTCCACAGGTCTCAGCTATCATCGGAGCAGGGATCAACTTTGAGACCAACTTCCTATCGACTTCGAATCAATACCTCCGTTTGACTCTTAGCTTCGGTGCTCAGGCTTCGGCTTGGTACTCGATCGCGCAATTTGGAATCGGTCCTAGTAATAGGACGCAAGGCGCGGCGGTGAGTGACCCAGTCGCATTTACACCTACGGGCAGCTGGACAGCAAACACAACCTACACCGGATTCTATACTCGTGTAGGAAGTTGGGCACATTTTCAGGTGCGAATAGCTCTTTCGGGTGCGCCAACATCGGCAATACTTTCGGTCAATCTACCTAGCAATATGACCATCGACACAAGTAAAATACTATCTACAGCAGTCAATGGCGCAAACTTTATTCCTAACAGTTTGGCGTCTCTTTCAGATAATACTGTCCAAGGTTATCCAGCCAGCGTTAGTTATGTTAGCTCGACTTCGGTTCAACCTCTCTGGTGGGATGACACTGCGTCTGGGGTAAGTATAGCGAATATCGTTAACGCGACTGTA